CAGCGCAATTGTGGATATTCCATGCCATATTATAGCCTGCATCATCGAAAGCTTCCGCAATCCAATCGACAAACGGACCATGTTTGTCACCCTTTTTCTTACCAAGTGTTACAAGCCCCGGTACATTCTCTATCAGTATGTAATCCGGTTTACAAACTTTGGCATAATACAGGTACCGCAGCGGGAGTTGATTCCGCTCGTCATAGATACTTCGGCTGGAGTTGGCTGTGGAAAATCCCTGGCACGGAGGCCCGCCGGCAAAAATTCGGATATCTCCGGGGCGTACGCCGCATAGTTCCATCCATTGCTCAGGTTCTAAATCCATAATCGAATAGCAAAATAAATTAAGACATGGCATTGGATCTTCAACTGTCAACCAGTTATCCGGCACTCCTTTTGGAAATAAGTAGTTACTGGTCTCGCCGTCTGCTATATGTTTTTTGAGAGATTTAATAGCTCTTTCGTTCTCAGGATGCACCCATAGATGACTCCATGTCTTATAGCATAGATTATACCAGTAAGTCGCAATAGGTTCCGGAGCGATATCCATTGCCGAAACACACTTCAGACCGGCCTGGATAAATCCCAAGGACAAACCTCCGCATCCGCAGAAAAAATCAGCAAACGTGTGTCTTGTATCCGGGAATAATATAGACTGCTGTGTAGCCATATTTTATCCTCTTACTTTGTGCTCCGTTCGTGGGTCCTTCGATATAACAGAGCAGGCGCAATGGCTGCATAACAAATGGCGCTTATCTACCCACCAGCATGATCCGTGATCCGGATGATAGCAGGCATTATTTTCACTACATCCACATACTGCGCATACACCTTCTTTCGGCTCTTCTTTGCTAAAGATGACAGCGAGCATGAGCATGCCTCTTGTCGGAGTCACTACGGTAATCAGCCTGTCTTGCTCAATAATATGCGATATGTTACGTAACACTCGCTCAGTATTGCGCTGCTTAAAACGAAACTCCCGGAGATAGGTGAGTATAGCACCTCGCATCTCATATAACCTTTCCTCCGGATACTCCATATTTGTATCAAACGGAAAATGCGCTATAACGCGTGATATCCATAGCGGCTTTAGCGGCGATAGATTTTCTATTATGATCTTCATACTTATGCCTCCTCGTTAATGATTTTGCCTAAATCGAGGATATACACCTCTTTGTCTTCAGGCGCTCCTAATTCCGGCCGGCCATAACCTACATAGATGGATCTGCATTCCACAAGCATGGTGGTTTTGCCATATCTGCCTCTCCGGAATCGGATAGCATCGTATTTCTTGAATGTAGTTTTGCCGTCGAAAGCTTGTTCCAGACGGCTCTTCCAGAATGGCGTGATATCGCGATATTCCTCCTTCTTGCGACCGGATGCTATTTCGTCGTACCATTTACCGGTTAACGTGAGATGCAGGATATCCTTGTACATCTTATATCTCTCGACGGCCTCCAGGCATGACTCTTCGGCTACGCCTCTGAGATTATGTTTATTCTCTGCCAGTCTGACGCGGTAAAGCGGTTCGCCGGTCTCGGCATCTTCATAGACTTTCGTGATAATACCAAATTTGTTGACTGATTTAGGGTACAGTCTGTTTTCGAGGATCCTTACTACATCCCCTTCTTTGAATTTAGCTGCCATACTCATCCCTCCTTTGGTAAATTCGGTTTTTTCCAATAAATTACTGAACCTTTTCCGGAAAAAGAGCTCATGCAAGTATGCGATCGCCACACGTTTCCGTTACGATGGCCTTCATAGACTGCTTTCTGCATCGGATATCCTGGAATAAATAGAACGGTCATTCCTTCATCCGGTAGTTCAAAATCGGTGCTTATCCACCCATCTTTCAGTACGCCTCTTTCGCACATGATAGTAAACATCGTCATTGACGCGCCGGTTTTGATCAGCCATTCTATTACGTCGGATTTGCAGAAGTGTTTCATTACATCGTCGATGGTCATGTCATCCGGATCCTTCATTTCGTCCTCATAACAATAGAGGCCGGTATAATCATTGATCTCTTCAGCGCTCATCTGACCAACTTTTACCTGAAGCATTTCGCGCGTTAGGAGCTTATCGAGCAGCTGCTCTTTCTCCCATGGCCATAGCGTATCAACTTGTGCAAGTACATCCTGTACATCCGGAGATCCGTCGGGCTTCATTGTTTACCTCCTTTCTTCGGTAGTCTGTACTTCAGAATAAACTGGCCACCTTCCTCGAGCTCAAAGGTAATAGTGACATTAGCATTCGTCTTCCGGCCCTCTTCAGCCATCAGATCCTTCCATTCCGAAATAGTCTTTGCTACATTCTCATCCATAATCACTCCTCCTTCCTGTCTAATAAAGTAGCATCGAATAACGGCGTGCCGTCAGGCTTTGTAATAACCACGGTGCTTTTCTCGTGCTCGCTACACCATTTCCGGAGATAGAACTCGAAAAGTCCTAAAATCTCATTGTCTTCGATGATTCTGCGATCGGTGCTCATCATCGGAGAATTTGACTTTTTCTTTTTTGCCAGGTAAGCATCCCGCCAACCTGTTACAAATACATAATCTTTTGCTGCCATAAGTGTGTTGTTTTTGTGTTTTGATTTATATTGATTTGGAATATCATGCAAACGGATCCTTATTCGGATCAATACCGCCTATCTCCGGTTCGTTATTCTTGACCGGCTCTGCAGGCGCTGCAGGTGCTGCAGTTTCCGTGTTATCTTCCGCCGCGCTTACTACTCGCTCGAAGTCGATGCCGTTCAGCTGCTCGCATAGGATATCGTACTTAAACATATATGCACTGGTAGATGTTTTATACTTAACCATCGTGCGCTTATCGGCATCCAGGGCATCCCACGAGAAGCGGGTGGTGTCTATGGATCCGATATACGCGCTATGACTCCGGAAGTAGTTTGTCAGAGTTTGCTTGCTTAAAGCATCCTTGCCGGTCACATCCTTGGCGTATGCGCGATAGGCCGATTCAAATGCAATGTACAGGATCTTGCATCCCACACCAACCTCTACGCTCTTTTCCTTCTTGTTGCTCTTATATGTAAGCACATTAGTGGTACACTCGTCGATCTTGAACTCACGGCCGGCGATAACTGTACCAATACTCAGCTGCGTATTGAGACTATAGAAGAAATTACCAAGTTTGCTGGTAGTCGATATATTCTCCATTTGAGAAAGTACTTTCGAAATAGCCATCTCGTAGAAGTGCTTATGCTCCCATGGCAGACGGATATCGCATTGCTCTCCTACGAGACGACTTGTGGCCGATAGAATAGCTACAGACCGGATGACACGCTCCAGACCGTCCTTGTTAGTGGCCGAATCCCACACATCTTCTTTCATCCGGGCTACCTCTTCATTAAAATACCGCTTGAAATGGCGTTCAAAGACCGGGCGCTGACGGATGATATCACACAGGATATTACCCATGCCTAAATCAGCCTGTCTCTTCAGCTTTTCGAATAACTCACTGTCGATCTTATCGAAACCTTCCTCTTTCTTGTGGACTTCACAGATGATCACACGGTTACTAAGCGATCCGTCATCCTGTTGTGGCGTGTCCTGGCCTAATAGGATAGGCGCTGCGTTCGTTTTACTGGTATCGAGAGATTTGTTAGCGATATCTTTTACCTTGGTACGACCTTTATCATCATATACGGCACTCTTCAGGCCCTGGAACTTGACCTGCGATATACCGTTATCGTTATACTCCTCCATGATCACCGGCATATTCCGGAAGTGCTCGAGCACAATAAAGAAGGCTGCATCAGATCCGCTGTTTAAGTTAAATACAGCTGCATCTCGCCTCATCCATAATCCACGGATGCCATACGCAAGCTCTGTCTTACCGGATCCTGTAGGACCTGCGAAACACAAAGCCGTAAAACTACCCACGATGCTGTATATCAGATCTCGGAAGCTGCACGCGATGGCAAAGATTACAGCCCATTTGCCGTTCTCATTCACTTGGAATACGCGATCCATAAGCCCGGCCCACTCAGTGAACTCCATACGATCCTTTTCCTGCGGCTCGAGATAGAATGCGTATTCATCCTGCTCATACGGATTATCTTCCTTCCGCCCGCCTAACCGGATACTCGATGAGGCCGGGCTGTACAGGCGTATATTATTCACTTCGGCTACGCCCAAGTTATCAGTGTACTCCAGTTTCCACTCCCCGTCCTTATCCGGATAATAGACGGCATTCGGTAGCATCAAAAATCCTTCCGGCTGCCATCCGAATACGCGCGCCTCATAGCAATCAATGAAGTTGTAACTAAGCACCTGGCGGATCTTATCCCATTGTTGCGGTGTACCATTGAAGTTGTATGCGCCGGCGCCAAATAGTCTCTTCTTCATATCCTGCAGGCTAACAAATGCATCGGATGGCCACTCTACATACTGACGACCTCCGTACATGTGATTCAACCGGATCACGCGCTTACTGTGATCAGTGGCCGGATCCACAAATAGCAGTGCCTCCATGTAGAAGTCACTCACTACCATGTGACCGCCTCCTTTCTCGTTCTTAAACACATACGCTACAGGATGCGGCTCTTCTCCCTCTTTCGGCTGGCTAAGCAGCGGGAAAAATCCGTACTGCTCATAGTACTTGTTCCAGATATCGTTTTCCTTGACGTACTCCGGTACATCATACAGGTTATTGATCGTAGCGATCTTATCGCTCAGGTTGGCGCGTCTCCGCTCCGCCTCACGCCTGTCTTTCTTGCTGCCCAAGGTATCATTAAGCAGTTTGTTATAGCTGGCGGCCGGCAAACGTAGTAACTTTCTGAACTCTGCATTGTTTACCTCTCGAGTAGTAGCGTCACTGTCTGCGATGACGCGCATACACTGACGGATGATATCCGCACGATCATCGCTCGTCATGTCATCTGTCAGCGCATCCGTCCGGCGACTAAGATACCACTCGGTGAATCCGCTGATACGCTCTATCTTGGCGCCGTCATCGTCTGTATCCGGAATACTTACACGTACTCGCAAACCGTCTGCATGAATCGACTTGACTACCTGAAGTGTCATCGGTTCCTGATCCTCGTCACCGTCGCCGGTTAACTCCTCTTTGCGTACCATGATCGACTCCCATACACGTAGCCTCTGGACGGCGTTCTTGTTAGTTCCTCCCACCCATAGGATAGTAGGTGCCTCATCTACATGCTGGAAGAAGTAATCTTTGCTGAAGGTGAGTATCAGATTATTACCATAAACCTTCCGGAGATCTTCAGCATCATCTATTCCGTACAGGTCGCCCTTCCAATCATCTTCAGCTACGCGATTCTTATTCACGATGCTGCGTATGTCTCCGGATTCGACCTGATAGCTGTATGCCAGGTTATTGATCAGCTTCTTGCGATAGATATCCTCCGGCACGCAGGCGATCATGCAAGCTATCTGCTCGACATGCTTACTCATCTCTGCAGGATCCTCACTCGTCGGATAGATAGTGCTCATATACTCCGACCATTGTTTAGTTCGGTTAGCGACTATCATGGCCAGTGTAGTATCTTCAGCCTTGCTTTGCTCGACGTGCAGTAACCAGCTATCCGGATCTTCATTCATCGGAAGTGTTACCACTTTTACCTTGAAGCCTCCCTTTAGTAGCAGCTTCATGCTCTTCAGAGTAGCAGCCTGCCCGGCATTGTCGCCGTCGTACATAAGTATGGCTTCGTCGCAATAACGCCTAAGCAGCTGCACTTGCTTTTCGCCGAAAGCTGTACCGCTGCCGGCTACTGTATTCCGGAAGCCGCACATCCACATCCGGATGACGTCATTCTGGCCTTCTACGATATATACGCATTTCTCACGTTGGATATCTTTCGATGCTTGGCGCAAACCGAATAGCAGGCTGTCCTTCTTAAATAGTACACTCTCTGCGCTATTCTTATATTTGGCGCGCTCATTCGGATCCAGTGTCCGGGCGGTCCATCCTACTACCACGCCGCTCTGACTATAGAACGGATAGGTGATACGGTTCCGGAACTCACCGGCGCTACACCATCCCAGACCGAAGGCCTTAGCCGCTTCTCTCGAGATGCTGCGCTTCTCCAGGTAGTCACTGAAGCTTTGTGCAGACTCGCCGGCGCGCTCATACTCACTCTGCCTTTGTTCGTTATCCCGGACTAATTTTTCACGCTCTAACCGGCGCTTCTTTTCCTCCGGGCTCTCTTCCATATCCTCCGGGATCTCGATGTTTTTCTTTGCAGCTAACATACGCACGGCCTCGACGAAGGTTATACCTTCGACTTGCTGCACGTACTTCAGGGCATTACCGCCTTCTCCACATACGAAACACTTGAATATACCGCGCGATGGACTAACGCTCATCGACGGATGCCGGTCAGAATGGAATGGGCACAATCCCCATAGATTAGCGCCTCGCTTACTTAGACTCTGGTATTCGGCCACTACATCCTCTATCGGATTAGCAGACTTGACTCTTTCGATTAGATCTTCACTTAGCATAATGTCGTCTCTTCATCTGGTTTTACCCATACCTCTTTGGCCCACACATGATTTTTGCAGTAGCCATCTGCGCGCACGGTTGCACCCGTCCTTACGCAGAATGTCTTCCAGCGATCACCGTCGCAACCGATAATCTCGCCACGTTCATTCTTGAATGCAGCTCTGGATCCGCCTTCTGCAAACGTCTGCGCCTCACGAGTGGTAATATACATATCCATCAGGTCGCAATTACCGCAACACGGCTTTACGTCCTGGTGATCTTCTCGAGAGATCGACTTGCGCTTGTATGTAAATTTTTTTGCCATGGGATATAGTTATTTGTCAAAATTCATCTTCAGCTGTACGCCTTCAGTACGATATTTTGTGATCTTCTTTTTCCAGCGCACATGCTTCTTTAGCAACGCTTCCGGAGTAACCTTTCCGGCCAGATGATACTTCTTAACAAACATCTCCGCGGAACCCTTATAATCCACTCCGTGATGATAGCGCATGTGATCCATGAAGCTGTGTAGAGACATGTCGAAATCTAATAGCAGCTTTTCACCCACATTGTTCTCACCTTCGAAATTCAGATAGTTATTAGTGTCGAGATCTTTAAGATTGCAGATCTTCTCATTAACCATCACAAGAAGGTTGCCTTTATTCTCTGCAGGTATAGCCGGCTTCTTGATCAGGCTGTTAGCTATGGCGTGATTCACAAGCGATGCTGCAGGGAATTGCGCCACATCCTTGATCTGACTTGGATACTTCTGCCGGGCATACTCAGCTAAGTACGGCTTGACATATATATTCAGTACTAACATTACTCTCCTATAAAAAAGTGTGTCGGATAATTATTCCTCGAGCAGTATGCTTCTACGCTTTTCTTTACCTTCGGAATAGCGTCGATATCGGATATGCCGGCTTTGAAGGCGATATCTATTATACCACACCCGTTGCGCATATCCCTTGCGTATTCCATCACCTCGCCATCCGGCTTGATCTGCTCATTTATGCTATCCATCAGACCGGCGTGGATCTCCGGAGCACTGAACTGAACCAATATATGCAGCTCGTTCACGTTCTCCCGGTTGTCTTCCTGGCTCAGCGGTTTGCCTTTGTAAATATGAAAATAGATCTTATCCATATAGATTTTAGATTAAGCTACTCTGATTAACCTGGTATAGGTCTTATTCATCTGATAAAATGGACCTCTATCCAGGCGTGTCGCGCTGATGCACACTACACATGCGATCTTGACGGCTAAGCCTAATTTCTCCGGATTCGTAACCAGCTTCGGTATGTCGATATATTGACCTACCTTCAGACGGTTGGCCATCGCCTCGAGATAAGTACACATCTTCAGTGCGGGTTCCTCTCCGTACTTCTCACTCATCTCACGATACCAATCCCAGTTACCGTCGAATCGGTATTCACTCAGATCTACTTCAGCTATGTTAGTCTGTTCATCCATTTTCTTTAATTCTTTTGAGGCCGGAAGGGGAATCGAACCTCTCTATCTGCAGGTTAGTCATGTTCTGCGCTTGGAATTTCTCCTCCATGACCAATTGCGTACCTACAGTAGTGCCTGCATCCGGCCAATAAAAGCACACGTTGGCGAGTCCGGGCCTTTCAGTTACAACGGCTGGCAGGGTTTGATCCGTGGCCGTCTGTGAGCGATGCGATTGTAGGGAACTCACACAAGGTAACCTTATATCACGCTCCGTCTTAATAGGAGCCTTGCCTCCGTATGCTAAAGATCACTTTATAGGCTGTTCATAGTCAAAAACTACGCCTTTGTATGCTAATTCCTCTATTTGCTTTTGTCGGTTGGCATTTAAAGCATCCATGTCTGTATTCTTATCATAATACCAGACCCAAGAAACCCAAATACCCCCAATAAGCAGCCTGTCTATATGCCACACTCCGGAACATTCACCGGTCATGGCGTTGGCATTGCGAACTTCACCCCTTGCTCCGTTTATACAGAGATTTAATAACGTCATCCTGCAGCACCTATTATCAAGGTCGCCGGCATACATCCACGGCTCATTGCCTTTTTCTCGTGCCTTCTTTAGGCCTCCGAGCAACAACCTACCACTTCCGCATGCCATATCCCAGATGCCTTCTCCCTCTGGCTGTACCACTTTCGCCATGAACTCTGCGATATGCTGAGGTGTAAAGAACTGGCCATGCTCACCATGTGATATGCGATCCATAAATACCTCTCCAAAGCAGTCGTGGTAATCTACAGACGCTTCACCAAATGCCTTCATGGCATCTTGGTAATATGGGTTTTGTGCATTTTCAATGAACGCTTTTTGCATTTCTTCACTTTGGTTGGCTATGAATAGTGACAGCCCGAAATTGAGGAACGCATCAAAATTGTCAATAAAATTCAGCGATGGGTCTATCTTTGCTATTAAATTCCCAAGCTTTTTCTCTGCATCCGTCATAGCCTTAGAGCATTGATATCATCTTCTAACATAACCTTACTAACACTTCGACCTCGGTAGGTTCTTCGTCCTCCCACTTTACTTGTGGGAACAACTTACTATCCAAATACTCCGGTTCGTGATACATGTCTAACCAACATCCAAGACCTCCGATGGTTGTCTTCTTTGGCTTGTTACAGAATAGACATAAGTCGCCATCGGCTCCATCGTCTCTTGCTATCCAAGCCTTACGGATTATAATTCCTTCCATAATAGTCAAAAATTTGATTAGCAGGCGAGTTCCAAGTCTTCACGAGGAACAGACGGCGGGGTGGAAGGGCGAACAGACCTCCGGGTGTGTTGGTCGTATTACGTAGCGCCACATTCACGCTGTTTTATCCGGAGTGGTGAGAACCACTATCGTCTTAATAGATAGCCGACCGCCTGTCTTCTGCTTATCAGGGCTTCCTTACTCAGCCCCTAACCTGCTAATCAGTTATTCAAAGATCAATTCTAATTGCTATATCTTAATGATTCTAACTCGTTGCCGAAGTATCTCTTGACCTTCTTGCGTATATCGCATATTGTTGCGTTTATACTGCCTGCTGTAGTGCCTATATATTCGGCTATGGATTCGTGCGTACAACCTGCCATGTAAAGTTCTAATATCTTGCGGTGCTTCTCGTTGGTGATGAGCGTTGCAGGGTTTACCTCATAAAAGTGCTGCTTTGATCCTAAAAGTTCCTCAACGTCTCCTATCTTGCTCACTCTTGCGTACCATCTTGAATAGTCCGTGCTTCTTGTTAGTGACCATTTCATCCATGCGCCTACAAAGTTCTGCGGCTGGTCTCCTTCTTTTTGCGTGATCATCCAAATAAATGTGCCTTGCACTACATCCTTTGCGTCTTCCTCGGTTATGTTTCCGAAGTACTGTACATAGTCCACGATTCGGTTGAAGTTCTTTGCATATACATCCGCTTGCGCTTCCATCCGTTCGTTCCACTCCGGCGGTATCGGTAGCCGCTTCACCTCTAAGTTGTCAAGCCGCACGTTCAACTGGTCGCCGTCTTTGAAGCTTATTTCAATGTCCTCATCCCATCTGCCGATTACGAAGGTGCAAAACACTAACTTTTCGGCTCTGACTAACTTTGTACTTTTGGTTGTTATACAGATATCATACCTTACACAAATATCCCTGTCGCGGTGGCGGTCTTTTTGCGGTTTGATTGGCCCGTAGCCCATGTATTTGCGTGTGCCTTTCATATTTCGGATGCCGTACAACTCGCCGTGCTCCGTTATGCAATACTCACGAATTCCATCTGTCGGTATCACTATCGGCTTCACTTTGCACTTGCAGCGGCTTTCCAACTCTCGAAGAGCTTCTTCCTCGTTGTTAGCGAAGAATGCATCCTTAGTATAAAACATCTCTCCCTTGTTTTTTTAAAATATAGTTCTAAAGCCATAATAGTCAAAATTATCAATCTTGTGACGGATGAGGTTTTCGACTCCTCGACCTCTTACGTATCGGGACTCCGGAGAGGTTCCCATTTCTAAGCGCTCTTACCATCTGAGCTAATCCGCCATTTGTGGGCAACTATCCGTCACGGCCTCATTGCCCTTCCTATCGGTTATCCAAATTATTATTTAATGTCAAACTCACTATTTATTAGTGAAGCTATTTAGCAGATCCTGAAGATCTCGTATATATTCCATCTGATCCCATCCTTCTAACTGACACGCCATCATATCGTTATAGCTCTTATCCATAATCATAGATATGGCTCTACGTACTTCTGCATGTACTTATTTCGGATCTGGATAGCCAGGCGCGTCATCGTCTGACCCTGCAGCGCCATCGACACCGCGCGTGTAGAAACGTTGAACTCTCGAGCTAACACTTCTACATATCCGCGTGGGGGAGGCGGCACGAATCGGCCAGTTGCTCCGGATGATTTCAAAAATTCGACTGCAGGCATATTCTTCACCTGGGCCTGCGTTTTCTCGTCATTATTCATAAAATTTCAATTTTATTACAAAATTCTTGCGTTTTTATTTTCGTATATCGGAAAAAATTTGTATCTTTGCACACAAAAAATGTGTTTTTTATGCTTTTATTTTTCCGTTTTAAGAAAATCTGCTGCAAAGATACTACATTTTTTCTAAACTACCAAATAATTTTGAAAAAAAATTGAAAAAATCTGCATTTTTCTTTGAAAATGTAGTGAAACAATAACGAAAATATAATGAATAAGATTTATGGAAACTCAAAAAGAACGGCTAAAGGCTTTCATCGCTGCATCCGGTTATTCGGTAAGGGCATTTGAAAATGAACTTGGATTATCTAATGGCACAATTGCCCATTGTACAGGAAATCTGAGCGCAAATCTGAAGGAGAAGGTATTAGCCCGCTTCCCTCAGCTTAATCAGGAATGGCTGTTGTATGGCATCGGCGATATGATAAATCGGCCGGCCGGCCATCCGGAATCAGACACCGGCCATATACGAGACACATACGAGACACATACGAGACGTGAGAAGGATATCCCTGTAGGCGCCTGTGACTGTAAGCGGTGTACGATTGCCAGTGAGATGGCAGAGCAGCGTAAGATGTTCATGGATCTGCTGAAGATAAAAGATGAGCAGATATCTCAGCTAACCGGCATGCTCCGTGAAGCGATATCCGCAAAGAAGTAATATCAATATAGAACGTGTATGCGCGTATTAGTCTCGTGCGTATTATGCGCATGAGACGGCGCGTGCCCGCACACATATGTGAGTATATGCGCGCGTGTGTGTATAATATAAACAAGGAATAAATATGCGCCTTTTGCGTCCATTAAATCGGCACGAATTTGGCACATAGCCTATAGAAAATGCAAAAAAAGTAATTTATTAACTTATTGATAGCCAGCAAGAAACAATCATCCGGAATAGCCAAATCCCCCACCCCTAAAATCCCCGGTTCGAGTCCGGGAAGTGGCTCAAAGCCTTAAATAATAAGGCGTCAGCCGATGAAATGCTAAAAATATCGGCACAAAATCGGCACATAAATTTTCTGGTATGATTTTTTCTTGCCTGGTTATCAAAAACTGGGTAAGAAAAAAAATGCCTACAACTCCCGCGCACACGATTACCCCTTATATCCCTGCGGTCCTACGGAAAAATTCGCATGGGTATGTAATCGAGTATTATTTCTTCAATCACCTATCCGGTGGTTATGTCCGGCGTACTATAAAATTAAACAGGATCCGCAAGCGGTTCACTTCTGTTAAGGATTTTAAGGAGTACGCCACCAGTATTATCTGTAAGCTGAATGTGAAATTAGCCGGCGGCTGGTCACCCATCGGCGAGGTGGTGAATACGCGCGAGTATGTACCCATCGCTCAAGTTATCGATCAGTACATCCGGGAGAAACAAAGTTCATTGGCTAAAAACACAATGATGGCATACAGATCCTTCTGTATTCGGTTGAAAAGTTGGGTGGAGAAAAATTATCCTCAATGTAACTGTGCGCTTTTTACCAAGGTAATAGCTATTCAGTTCATGGATCATATTTGGGCTGGAGATAGTGCTGTCGTAAACAAATCGAAGAAGAGCGCTCAGTGTTCAGGGCATGTGAGCGAGCGTACGTATAATAATAACCTTAAACTCGGCCGGGCGTTTTTCGCGTGGTGCATCGATAAGTGCTATGCTAAAGAGAATCCTTTCGAGACGATCAAGCCAAAGCGAGAGGCTAAAAAGAAGCGCACTCTGATACCTAAGCAGATCCGGACAAAGATAGATCAGTATTTTGCAGAAAATAATCCAGCCATGCGAATTGTTTGCCGGTTGGTTTATACTTCTCTCTTGCGGCCGATAGAAGTATCCCGTGTGCGTGTGCATCAGATCCTATATGATAAATCGTGCATCTACATGCCGTTCGATCAAACCAAAAACGGAAAAGAGCGCTACGGCCGAATCGATGAGGATCTCGCCAGGATGCTGCAGGAGTATCTTCATGGAGCATCTGCCGCTGATTACATCTTCAGCGATGGCACATGGTCCTACGGGTCCAAACAGAAAAACTCCCACGCGTTCGGTAATGCATGGGAGAAAATGAGAGAGGATCTGAATCTTCCGGAGGAATATCAGCTATACTCACTCCGGGATACCGGTATTCATGACTTGCTAATCGATGGAGTTGTAGATCTCGATGTGATGCATGCGGCCGGCCACAGTGACCTCACAATGACTACCCGCTATGCAGATCACATTGACGAGGGTATGATTTCTCGCATTAACAATCAGGCTTCCGGGTACTAAGGAATGACTTCACGCTGCCGCCACATTCCTTAGTTATCTCATAGAGTTGCTTAGCCATTCCGTCTACAGCCGGTTCTGAGGGTTATTTATGCCAGGACAGGAACTTCTGCAGATCCTGCTTCCATCCGGACATCTTCTCGCGGATCTTACCTCTGATGTCGCGTACGGACTCCGGAAGGATCTGCTCGGATACCTCTTTCGCTCGATCGTGCTTCCGATTGGATAAGATCTGCTCTTCAGTCACGCGAGTCAGCATCTGATAGATCATGCGTTTGCATAGCGATAGGCGATTCATATCATTCACTCGCTTACACTCTCCGATCAGTACATGATGCGGAAATAGCTGCGCAAATAGCGCAAGATCCTGTGCAAAGTATTTCTCATCGGCCAACCGGTCTTTGATGGCTTGGCGTTCTGCGATGGTGTATTGTGTCATACTCGATAGAATTACATGGTGAAGTAATATTCTGTTCCTGCCAGGTGTGCGCGTGCGATCGCGTCGATACCAATATACGAAAGCATGTATCTGCAGTCTTCCAGATTGTCATAAAAGAAGTTCTCCGTGAGGACGGCCGGGCACGATGCTTTATAGATCACGGTGAAGTTGTTCTCCTTGTCCTGATCACCATCGGCCTTATCCGTCCGAAACTTTGTGTCTGCAGGAAAAAACTTGCGTGCAGCGTTATACAGCTGCTCTGCCAGTTTGTCACTATTTGTTTTTCCTACAGTGGTCCATGCTTCCCATCCACGAGCATTCATCCAGGAACTGCCATTCCCGGCTGCATTCCCGTGAATAGATATTAGCACACACTTTTCGCCCGGATTATTCCTTATATAATTATTCGCGCGCGTTGCGCGTGCGCTCAATGGCACATCGTCATCTTCAGGAACCAGTATCACCGGCTTAATATCGTACTGCGGTGCAAGTTCTGCAATGCGCTGTGCTACTCTGCGCGTGAACTCCCACTCAAAAAGTCTCGATCGGCCATCTTCTAATAACGGCGATCTTTTGCCCGGAGTATTGCATCCATGGCCATTGTCGATAAGTAATGTGTACATCTTTGCAGTTGTTTGGTTAAAAATGATAGTAAGCATGTGTGCGATCAAACACACATGCCTTTGACGAATCATATCCTATCACGTCTATTAGGAGGCGGTAAATTAGCGTGACCGCGCCATCCTGTAATCAGATCGGATTTGATTCTTTGTGACCGGATGCATAATCGAAATACAGGCATCTCGATCTTGTACACTTGCTCCAGGATCTCCATCGGCATAGCCTGATAGAAGTAATCGGAGCTGGAGATTGGGATGGCCGTCTCGATAACATCTGCTGATGCTACATAAACGAGATCCATCACCACCGGTTGCGCCTCTGACTGCACAATCTGCACGCTCGAGATGCCTTGCTTTGCTCCTACGTCATACATCGGAGCTGCATCCATCGCGGCAAACATAAGGAGTCCGACCGCTAAGAAAAGAAATCGCTTCATCGTACTAATGATTTTGAGTGATTACTATTGCCTCAACTTTAGCCATGAGGCTGTTGGCTATAGGAATGGCACGTACTTCCTGGCGAGAATCGCATATGGTGCTGCGACTGGTATTTTCTCGCATACCCAGCACGCAACCTTCAGCAAAAGCAGGATAGCTGTAATCCAGAACCACCAACTGCAGAACCGATCATATCCGGATCTTGTGTTTTTCTCCAGGCGCTCATAGTTAGACTGAAGAGCGGTCATCTGATTGGATAGGCTATCAATGGTATGCTGATAGTCAGATATGCGTGCTCGATAGAAGTCTGTGCTATCACGCTGCTCATAGTGTGATTCTTTATGCTGCACTCCGCTTACGTTAGTAGCTTCTCCGGTCTTAGCGTTGTAGGTTCCACCTCCCTGGCCAAACTGGATGATCAGGTTAGAACTATCGGCAACCATAACATGATGCTCGATGATACGCAAACTATCGCGGTAACTCCACCGGATACTATCCTTATAGTTAATGACAGTGGAATCGCGCCAGTTGATCTGCTCGCTGACTTGAATGGATCGGCATCCGGATGCGAGTAGTATGTATAGCGCAATAATCGAAAATAGCGATATGTTCAATGCGTAATAAATGATTGGCTTTTTCATACGTGCTATTAAATTTTGTGATCTTCAGACGCTGTGTGCCTGTTAAAATCTGCTATCAGGCACCCGTGTTCGGTGTAGATCCTTAGTCCGGGTGCCTGATATATCACCTCGTCATTCATCGAAGCCATAATCAGCCGGGTTAAACGGCTCATCGATGTTATGCACGCGGCAATACTCATGCTGGACCGCTTGCAGGTTCTCTACTTGTGGTATGGTTGGATATACCACTTCCCCCACTTTGCTCATTCCGGATCCGGTGATTGGCTCGAATCCGAAACGGTACAATAAACCATTACTCAGCACTACCTTGCGAGGTGAGTTGCTTGGAACTACGTTTTGATTTACTACGGTATTCATATCTAAATTGTTTATATTGTTTATCTATGTCATCCATTCTGTTTCTGCAGATCTCTGCTGGCCGGTACTCCGGAAACAACTGGCATACTAGATGATTCTTCTTTTCGATAAAGTACAGATATTTACAGAAGTCGCTATTAAGAACCATGTATGCAAGCTGCAGCTGCTGATTGAACGATGCTGTATGGCACATCATGCCGGTGTAGCTGTTTATCGAGCACAATAGACGCTGTGCTGATTCTATAGATGCACCTTGCTCGATTGCTCGATGGATCTTACCCTTACATGCTCTAATGGTGCGATCTGCAGTGTATATGCGATTGGCAAATACATATTTACCACAAAAGTATGCCCCGTGTCTCACCGGCTGGCAGTAGAACTTTGTCGGGTGTAACGTAAGCTGTATTCCGGATAAAATCCACGCTGAAGCTATCCGGATAGCATTCACTATGCTCGAGTCTCGTACTACTACGGCCATGTCATCTACGAACTGTACTACACGCACTCCTGGAATGCAGGATAGTATCATTCCCCAGATAGCTGATACCATGTTAGCAATGAGCTGTGAGTAAAAGTTACCTATGGGTAATCCCTTTCCGGAATTATTACGTAGCGTCTTGTTCTTTGGGACCTTATCTAACAATGCCATCGGGCTATGCAAATGGCATCCGTCTGCGGGATCGTTCGTAATGAGTGTGTGGAGCAGCTGAAGCATTTGCTCTACCTCTTCATCGGAATAACCTATAGGGCGAAAGCGATTGCAAAACTGTACAAATATATCAAAGGACATTTGCCTTGCAAGATTCATAAAGAATCCCTGGATATCCATCGTGATTACCATTCCATTCGGCATCTCACGCATCCATTGTTGGAGTTGTTCGGCGGCCGTCTGAGCTGATAATTTTGGTCGGTTCCCGTGACTGATATTCCTGTTACTCGTGTGTAGGCTCTCCGTAACCTGCAATATGAATGGCGCGATAAGGTGATGTATGATCCTATCTACGTACATTGCGGCAAATACTTCCCGAAGCTTCGGATAGGTGAGCGCGAAACATACGCTTGGGTCCGGCCTGTACGTGTTGGTTATCAGTCTATATGCAAGATCGTATATGCGCGATAGGTGAAAGTGATATCTGGTCGCATTCATCCTATGGCATTTGTTTGTAAAACACTCCTCCTCTGCGTTTAACAGCCGGCTCGCTACTCGTTCTAATTCTGCAACCGGCACTACAGCGTACGTGTTATTCTTGTTGTTGTTGTTGACATTCGCTGACGGAATCGTCACATAGTACGCATTGTTGGCATTGTTCTGCTGACACGTCCACGTGTTGCCCGTCGGCAGAGTGCTGTGATTGCTGTGTCGCTCTGGTGAAATAACTTGCGGACTTTCGCCTTCATCGCAAGTGGCGACACCATTATAAAGAGTGAGCGCGCTCGTCTTTATCCTTGGACTTGACGATTCAGGCCCTTTGCGCGTTAGCATTTGCGGATGCGTATAAACATTGCTCGATATCATCACACATAACGTCTAACTTTGCGCAAAAATCTTTGCTCCATCCACGCATAAGCATTACCAGGTAGATGTCTGCCTGGATCTCCTCGAGTGTTTCGACTGCTCGCTTTAGGTAGTCTTTGCCTCTGGCCTGCCGAAAGGCTTGGATATACAGCACATGTGCTGTCTTGATGGTAGAATCAAGAATGGAGTGTTGTATATCTCGAGGCGCTTTCTTTTTGCCATCAAGAAGCATCTCGTACAAAAGCGTGCATTTCTTGATAATGGGTCTCTCTATGGCATGCTTACTGTTATGTCGCATTGGAGTGAATGTTTTACTGTTAGTAGCCGTGCGTCCGCACGGCCGAAGGTTTCACCTTATTTATAATGCTGCAACCGGCACTACAGCGTACGTGTAATTCTTGGTGCCGTTGCTGACACTCGCTGACGGAAGCGACACATAGCACGCATAGGTGGCATTGCTCTGCTGACACGTCCACGCGAGGCCCGTCGGCAGAGTGCTGCGATTTAATGCGGACAGGCACGTATTGATGGCAGTATAGTACACATACATCATCAATAGGTGGTTCGTTGTAGGGAGTGCCCATTGACGCGTATCTCCATCCCATGCTTTATAGTTCCATGCTTCTTTAGCAGCAGGTGAGCCGGTGATATTATTAGCGACACGCGGCACTTGGAATCGTTTTGCGTACTGGTTTCCTGCCCAATAGTAGCAGTTGTCAACCGCATCGTTATCACTTTCATCGGTTGTCACGATATATACCTGCTGGTCATAGGCGAGATGCTGACCGCTTGCTTCCAACTCTGCCTTTGTTGCAAAACGCACGCAACCATACAATCCATAATCTTTATCCGGATCATTCGGGTCGTAGTTGGTATGTGGCAATACCTCTGGGTCGAACCATAGTAACATACGACGGGTATTCTCAAGGCTGTTAAAGATAAGACTGTTCTGCAGCACATTCAGATACGAGCCTACTTGTTGACTGTACAAGCCGGTCACTGAGTCGGTTGTATTGCCCCACTGTTTTGTCGGATATGCATATCCTATGGTCTGTTGTACGGTAGGTAAACCTATCACGAAGGACTGGAATGGAGTGATAACTGCAACGACAGCTCCGGTCTCCGGTTCTGTTCCGTGCTGGTCGATATATAACTGCCACTCACCTGCTGTGTAGTGTGTGCCTGATTTACCAAGGATGCACACCTCGTAACCTGTTGCACTGATCTGAGTTATCAGCGTAGAGAACTGAGCCAGCGGCGTATTATCGCCAATGACTGCACCAGCACTACGTAGTGCGCCTGTGATAGCGTTAATGCAGCTAATGAGGTGCTGGCATTTCTCGGCTGCCGTAGTGCCGACTACTTGGCGATTGGCAATATCCAACTGCGCCTTGATGTGCTTCATTATCTCCGTCTTATCGACATTTGTCATGGTCCATTCTTTGACGGAGTTAACGGCCATGAGCACCAGATCTTCAGCCATACCCAATGTCATGGTACGGTCTGCGTTGTAAGCTTCATTCATTGTTTTATTCGATTGGGGTTAGTATTGATGCTATTTTGCCCTGCATATAGGTTTTGAATGCTGCGTATTCTGCGCTTGTGGCCTGGATTGCTTTGCCTGCCGTCTGTTTTATCATCTCTGTAATGTTGGCCGGCTCGAGTTCTTCGTAGGTGAATAGATGTGTCATAATTTCGGTGCCTAATTGGTTATAGACATTATGGATTCCGGTAACGCGATAGTAATGGCCGGCCTTCCAATGGATATACGCAGTTACTCCTGATATAGTGTTGTATGTGTCATCATACTTCAGATCGGTGGCTATTGTTGATACAGTCTTGGCCACGACCAAGTCGCCTTCAGTTCCGTCGTACACGGTAGGTTTGATGATGTCGCCTACTTTGTATTCTCCGGAATGCTCTGATCCCGGATCAATGCCATCTTCTACGATAAAATCGCCATCATTAAGGATGCCGCAGAATCCGCTGTCTTTCTCTGCTGGTAGGCCTGTATCGGTGATATCCTCGATAATGCAGCTGCCAGCTAGCTCCCGGAGATCATCTCCCATGTCGATCTTGATGGTTAGTTTGTCGCCTAACGTGATCGATGGGGTGCTGCTATCGAGTGTGATAGTCACCTGACGGTTTGCACCGGAGTAAGCTACGGTGCTGATATTCGCCTTCTTCATCGAGCTGGCTAATACTTTCTTCTGTGTCTCGTTGATAATCACGCGTACGTTCTCGACGGTGATAGCCGAGAACTTCTCCGGTACGTCTTGCAGCACTACCTGCTGCCCTGACGCCCAATAATTAGTATATACTCTTTCCATATCTTATTGATTAAAGACCTGCGCACGCGAGGTCGTAAACTTCTTGCAGTTCTGCTTTTGATACAAAGATAAATTCTTCCCATTCGCTCCATGCACCGAGGTTATGTTTGGTTCGGTACCGATAGCCTGAGCGGTTTGATAGCGTCTGTGTGTAAATTATGCGATGCGAGCGTGTGGCTGATGAATGCTCAATAATAAAACTATACCACTCGTTGACTGTATTCCGATCTGATATGGTTGTAACACATAAACGATATATCCCCTCGCTTAGATAATCATCTAACTCGCTGAGATTATTCACGTAGATGGTGTTATCAATCGGTATGCCCGTCATATCCACGAACGCATCATCTTTGTAGATGTAGAAGTGTGTGGTATCATTGGTTATATAGATGACATTTTCTTGTGCTTCAGCATCTTCCCATGCACCATCTATATACTCCTTTAGTATATCGTTCATCGAGTCGATGTACAGATCACCGGCTGATGCGCTCGCCGGCGACGTGCCTGAATAAGTGAGCACACTGATGATCTCTTTATTATCAGCCGGCTGCAGCTGTGCCAGAATATCATTGATCACCTGTGTGATAACCTTATTCTGGAGAGGATGCTCTGATGTGGTCGATAGTTCGTCATCTACCTGATTTAGGTACTTCTGGATATAAGACATGACGATACCGAAGGGTAATGCCATGATACTACCATCCTGTGCTGAAGCGATAAGGATTTTATCTCCATTCTCCGGAGAAGTCTGCACCGTGTATTGCGAGTCAAACTTAGCCATTTTCTTCTATAGTATTTGAGTTGTTATCCAAAATGAGGTTTCCGCTGTTATCCTGGAGGAAAGCAGCACGTGTGCTCGGAAGCGGTCGTACAGTGCGGTTTGGCTTATGATATCGCGTCTGCTCGAGCACTTCGATTGTCAGTTCGAAGCTCTCCGGTTCGCGCTGACGAACAGCATGCTTAGGATCCGCTGTTACACTAACCGGTACCCATTGGCCATCAATCTTCATCTCTACCTCTTCACTACTTAGCATATCTCGTAAAGCAATAATACGTGCAGGCGTTAGATAACCTGTGTGAATCGTGTATTTGGTTGTAACCGTACGTCTTTTCTGTTTTCTAATAGTACTTTGTAGCGTCTGATTAGATATATACAGTTCGGGATCTGTAATCTCTGATTCGTCTTTAAGTTCGCCGGTTATCAATAAAGCTTCTGGAGCTCCCATGCTATTGGTCCAGCGTATTATGTAACTCTCATCTGTCAATGGGTCATCGTTGATAGCGATGGTATTTGCCCGTGGTCTATTCTCGTGTAAAAACGTCACTATGAGCGTATTGGCATCATCACAGATATAGTACTGACTTTGCGCATCTCCTCCTGTCCATATTCCAAAAATATTATACAGACCCGTAATATTGATCTTTTTATCAGATAAGTCTTGATCTGAAGACTGTCTATTGTCGGTTTCTATAGTATAATTTTGATATGCATTGGAAACAAGCACATAAATATGTTCCATCGCCCTTAATTCCGAACGATAAAGATGTATACTACCCTGTTCATTTCCGCGTGCCAGGAGGAATGGATGCACTTTAGATGATATTTCACTGGTAATACTCAATCCTCCGGATGTACCAGGTAAGCATTTATGGTTTATGTCTCCATTAGCATCCGCACTTACGTTTGTATTATTGATGGAGGTGAGTCGAAAAGTTGCATGACCTTTGATACTACCGTCGTGTATAACATATTTTCTCACATATGCTGAAATAATATCAGAAAGATCCACCTCATGTATGTATTGTTCGCTAGTCACTTTTATTGGAAATGGCTGTATCTTAACTATGGCCATACCGGTAAATGACTCGTTAAAATAACCTATCTCGAATGAAAGGACAGGAGCTGTTTCGATGGATGATGTCGATATCTGATAAATAATTGGTTCGACTGCAAAACAGACTTCACTGGGTATTTGGGCTATTGATATCATAGTGCTATATTGTAATTTTGTGCAAAGGTACTACTTTTTCTCCATGTGGCAAAAGACACACTTTTATGCCTTTCTGGGTGCTATCAACTCCATTGTAACAGAATGGATATCGCTATCTTGTAGTTCGTATTGTAATTTAGCCGGCCATAGTAATCTACCACTTATTATAAGCGGCTTTGTAAAATCAAACTCGATCAATTCTTTTGTCGTGAATATACGCGATATGGTAACTTTATCGCTGCTATTAGCGATTATATTATATCGATTATTAAATGCGTAATATACAGATCCTTCATTGATGTCTTGATAAATGATTTTTCCAATGCTGTCATCGGACTTCCAATGCTCAATATAATTACTATTGAGGACGGGATAATAAAATCTATATGTAACATGTTCTGAAGTCGGTTGAATATCGCGAAAAGAAAAACCAATATTAGCAAATACTACCGGGCACTCTTCCTCTTCTGTTGCATCGTTGCCGTCTATTGATGTAGTGGTTATACGTTGGCATAATCCGCTTAGATGAGGAGTTAATATAGGTAGATCTCGATCCGTATATCCCCATCCGGTAATATCAATCTCCTCCAAATAGATGTCCGGACTTTTAAGATCATTCATTCCGTCTTCGGGCTTATAATCTGGATGACTATCGAAGGCTATCTGTTTGCCGGCATATGAAGTAATGGTAGATCCTAGTCTGTTAGCTAGTATTTCTTGTGTAAAGATCATTTTTACTGTGTCACTAGATGTCATGACAAATCTACACCCGAATTGAGCCATCACTATTGCAAGAAAATCTTTACAGGAAATATCAGGTACTAAGGCGCTATAGGGTATATATCCCAAATATAAAGCATCTTTTGTGTTATTAAGTACAACGATGGATTTCCATTGAGCCTCTAATTCTCCGTCATCATTTGAACCTGCTGGTGCGCTCGAGAAGTCTATCTCAAGATCCATAGAGTGCATATTAAATATACACTGCAATACATAATCCAAGCGGAGGAAAACAGATATATTCTTGAAATTTTCTGTCTCCTTTAACTGTAGCACGTGAATGTCATCCGCTACTAATCCGCTCCCATCGAACATATTTAACCACCCGTCCTTGGTATATAGAGGCGCTATTACAAACTCTTCCCAATCTAAATAACCAGCCCTCTCTTCCCACATGTCTAACCAATCTTCCCGCGTAAAAGAATAGTGAGACTCTTCTGGATGTAACATACTCGCATATGGTACTTCTATGCTAGGGCGATAGTATCGCAATCCATTATTCAAGCTATTAAATAATTGCCTTCTTTTTACAGACAAATCGGCTCCTGCTGGTGGGATGGAACCATAGCCAAACAATTTCATTACTTTCGGTAATGTCTCCGGATAAGATTCTAACATACTCCAGATAGATGAACTATCAAAATAAAGAGTTGTTTCGATAGAGTTCTCGGAGCATCCGTATATGCTCATTCTTGCTTCTTGTTGCCAGCTGCCTTGTATAACTATTACGTCCATATCCTCCATTGCCCGGATAGACTCTTCGGCAGTACTATAGATATCAAGCCTATCCGGAAAGTTAAGAATCCGTCTGTTATTGTCCGTTAGTGGCAAACTAACTGGAAGTGTCATAGAAGCCTCTGTAGAAAAGATGGGGCTGTTACGCTCAATATTGAGTTTTGTATCTGCCGGTATGTCTAATTCCTGGTAATCGGAATAACTCACTTTAACAATGATTTTCATAAAGATCCTTTCGCCTTAATCATTTCCATTATTCTTTCAATTTCTTTGAACTCTTGATAGTTCACATATGCCCGGAGTGCTTTGCTCTTCATCTCCTGTACCTGATCCGCAAGATTTTGGATGATACCCAATACGGCTTCGGTTGTGTTACCGGCACTGTCTGTGTATCCTCCATCAGCGAATCCATGCACACCCGCCCGGCCATGTTTGCGGCTCTGACGTACGCCTTCGATCGCGCGTACCATCGGCACTACGGACGGGTTCCGGAGCTCTGCCTGCGAAACTACATACTCGCCTTTATGCACGATGCCGGCCGGCTCATGCACGCCTCCGTCGCCGGTATAACCTCCGTCACTGTATCCGCGTCCACCTGGCTTGTACTCGTCTCGAATAGTGGTCGTTTCTGTAGGTGTACTGGCTTCCTTTATGTCGTTGCTTGTTCCTCCTGAATTATCAAGTGTCTGGTTTAGAATAGCGTCTCGCTGAGCGATAATATTCTGCTGCTGTATGCCGGCAAGCGAAATTAAAAGTCCTGATAAGAGGGCTGCTGCAATTGGACCGGCGATAGGTCCTAACTGCATGCATGTTGCCCAGGCTGTTGCAATACCCATCGCGGTATTAATCCATAATTGTGCCGATTGAATACCGGCATTAGCACTGGCTTCTTTCTTCTTTAAGTCTAATTCTTTCTGTGCGTACTCCCGCTCGACACGTTCTTTTTCTTCCGCGTTGTCACCTACAGCGGCTAACTCTTTTTGCTTCGCAGCCTCGAGGTTGTTATATTCCATCTCGAATATCTGAGACGTAAGTTGAGATGCTGCCTGAAGAGCCTGCGACATTACGCTTCCGATCATCTGGACGTGAGCGGATATCGCTTGACCTACGCTCTCGAAGCCGGCTTCAGACTGCGCCTGGAATTGCTGTATAGCATCCATAGCGTTTGCGAAACTGCCTAAGAGCTGGCCGCCTAATGTGTCGCCGCACGCTTCGGCCGTCTCTGTTAGGATATCGCGTAACTCGCCGGTAAACTCACGCGCCTCTGATAAACGGTCCTGCAAGGTCTGATTGAGCGCCTTGGTTGCATCGGCCACTGCGGCATTCGCTTCGGCCACTACTTCGGCATCCAGATCCTTAACGGCTTCGGCATAGATCTTTTCCGTGGCTACGCGTGCAAGTGCGTACGTCTCGGTGATCTTATTGCGCTGCTGATGATACTGCGTTTCGGATATAAGGCCTAAGTTGTAGCGCTGCTCGAGCAGATCCAACTCGCGTTTTTCGTTTTGCTCGGATAACTTCAGCGCCTCGGTATGCGCTTTCTTGGCTGCCTTCAGGATTGCCTTATTAGCCTCTTCCTGATTCTTGATCTGGTTATCGGCTATCTTCTTGTCAATACCGGAAGTATCCATGCCATACTGCTCCATGAGTGCCTTCAGCTTATCCAGATGCTGGGTCTGAAGCTCACGCGTATGGGCGTCGTATTCTTCCTGTGTCATCTTGCGATTATGCAGTGCCTGTTTGTCTGCGCGTAAGCTGTCATCTAACCATTGCTGCAGATCCTTTTCCATCTTGGAATAGGTATCCTTATTAAGTGCCATCTGTGCCTGGGCGGCCTTGATCTGCAGATCTGCTGTAGCCTTTCCATGGGCGCGTGCAAATGCTAATTCTGCATCAGCCTGCTCTTTCGCTATCTCCAGCTGCTTGCGTTTACTCTCCTCGGCGGTGATCTGCATGGCGGCTTCCTGCTGGATAACGACTGCCTTGCGCTTCGCGTACGAGTCTTGCAGATCCTTCAGCTGCTCTTTATATGCTTCGTCGCTTAACTTTGCCTGCTGCTGTTGTGCTTCTTTCTTCTCTTCAACGGCTGTGGCTTCGGCTTCTTTGACGGCGGCGGTGTATTGGAGCGATAGCGCACCGTATTGCTGTTGTAGCTGCTGTGCCTGTTTGAGATAGTATTCTTTCTGCTGTTTTGTCCGGGCATTGTTAGCCGCCTGCTGTTTGGCGGCGATATCCTTTAATAGTGCATCCATCCGGTTCTCCATCCCCTCGACAGAAGTAAAGTCATTCAGACTCTTCTTTGCCTGCTCGACGCTTTTAACCGCCTCCTGATACCCTTCCTGAATGGCCTTGATGGCCTCCTGTGTCTCGGCGATCTGCTCACGGGTCTTGTTTTTCTTCCGGTCCTTAGTAGCAGTAGCCAGTTCTTGCTCCTGTTGAATAAGCGTCTTATTCAGATCCACAAGCGTCTCTTGGTATGCTTGTGCCTTTGCCTCTTCGTTCATCAGATTGATACGCCGCTCGTATTCCTGATTGGCATTCATCAGCGCACCCTGCAGAAGTTCGTTCGTAATCTTCTCTTTCTCGATGTTAGCTAAGAAGCCCGGATATTGCTTCTGCAGCTGCTCGATCAGATCGTTTCTTAGTTGCTCGTTATCGTTTGTGTCAATAATAGCGCCTACGAGTGCATTCAGGGCACTCTTTTCTGCCTGTATGCTTTCCGTATTCTCTGCAGACAGCTCTTTTGCCCGCTCCTGGGTGTTATTGAACGCTTCTTGTGTAACCGATGCTTTGCCCAGCCATTTCACCAGAGCTATCAAGCCGGTCACAACTGCAGTGATGGCTATAGCGATCAATCCCCATGGAGAGGATAGAAGCGATTTTTTGAGCGCCTCATTTGCAATCTTAGCAGCATTGGTAACGGAGATCTCTGTTAGTCTGGCCTTTGTCTGTGCGATGATAGCCGTGATATCTTTGGCCCTCCAGAGGGTGATAGCTTTGCCGGTTGCTAAGTATGTGGCCAGTATGCCGGCAAAGATCTTGATCGCCTTGCTATTGTCCTGCACCCATTTTACGGCATTGCGTAATCCTCCTATGAATTTAGTAATCAGATCTACGCTATCCTTAAACACGCCTTTGCTGTTGTAGAATTGCAGCATCAGTCCCTCCCATGCAGACTGCATCAGTTTGAAGGCTCCTTCTACAGAATCCAGTTTTGTTTGTTGCATGGCGGCCAGTTCGTCGCCTACGTCGGTGATGCTATCCCGGAGTGCGGTAAGGCTATCGGCGCCATTCAGGAAGGTCTCGAAAGCAGCTACGGATCGCTTATCGGTCAGCTCGAGTGCTTCAGCCAGCGATACGCCTTGGTCTTTGAGTTCCTGCAGTGCCGGTGCTAACTCATCCAAAGAGGTGATCGGTTTGCCCAATGCCTGTGCAAGCTTTCCGGAACTGTCTGCGAGATTAAGCAGGATGTTACGGGTGGCGGTGGCTGCGCTCGAGGCGTCGAATCCGCTGTTTGCGAGTGTACCCAGGAGAGCGGTCGTCTCTTCGATCGAGAAGCCGAATGCATGAGCTACCGGTGCGATGGTACTCATGGAGTTCTGTAGATACGTAAAGTCCAATGCCGATTTGGTAGTAGCTACGGCCATCGCACTTACATACCGCTCTGTTTCGGCAGTCTCACCTCCGAATGCCCGGAGAGCTGCGCCGGCTAACTGCGCCGCTTCGGGTATGTCTGACCCGGTAGCAGTGGCAAACTGGAGGATTGACTGGGTTGAATCCAGGATCTCTTGTTCGTTGAAGCCTAACTTGGCCAGCTCTGTCTGCATCATCGTTACCTGCGACGCGCTGTATTCAGTGATCTCACCTAATCGCTTGGCATCGGCCGTCAGACGCTGCACGCCATCCTGCGTGGTTCCTAATACGGATGCCAGCGAGGCGTTGGCGGCTTCGAAGGAGGTAATGGTATCTATGCCGTTGCGGATGGCATTGAGAAGTGCCTCGATTCCCTGAGATGCCATATTGGCGCCGAATGCGCCTTTGAAGACATCGGCTACCATGCTGCTCTTCTTTCCCAGTTTACCCATCTGCGCCTCTGTCTTCGCCAATTCGCTCGAGAGGCGTTTGAAGGTTTCCGGAGATGCAGCCTTGCTGGTTACATCCAGCTGCTTGCGTAACTGCGATGCGCGCTCCCGGAGTTGCTGCATGGTCATCTGATTCAACTTCAGCGATGACGTGAACTGTGCCACTTTCTCCCGGTCTTTATCGAGCGCATTCTGTGTTTGCTTCAGCTGTGTGGTTAGCTGTGCCTGTTTCTGCCGGTTTGCCTCGACTGATTGCACCAGCTGCTTATAAGCGGCGGTGTTCGTCTTCCCGGCGGCTTCCATTTTGGCCAGTTTCTTCTCTTGTTTCGTCAGCTCATTGTTGACTTTGTTTAATGATGAAGACAGAGAAGCGTTCTGTTTCTCCAGTTTGCCGATCTCTGCCGATAAGGAATTGATCTGACCTTGGGCACCGTTTGCCTCTATGTCGATAATAAATCGTAACTGATCGTCTGTTAACTTTGCCATAATCTTTCGAATTTATGTGCAAAGGTACTGCTTTTTTTTTATATGGCAAAAGACAGGCTTTTGTGCGTAAAAATGACGGCTTCCGGACAAAAAAAAGGGAGGATCCTTTCGGGTCCTCCCTTCCAAACACACTTATGTAAAAGACTCTTTCGAGTTTTTAACTCTGCGTCTGCGACGGAGCGGTTGCCGGTTCGTACACAAGCATCGGCTCCGGACAATCAGATCCGGACAGGGTGAAGTTAACACCCGAGGTGCCGCCATCCTGTGCGCCGATCGACTGGTACTGGAAGGTCATACCTCCGGTACACGGGTTCGCAAAGAGGAACTTCTTGCCATCTGAGCAGCGCTCTACGATAGCTACTACCTCTTCGCCCTGCATGCCGTATGCCCAATCCAGGGTGTTCTCATCGACGCCCTCTGCGATGGCGGTGATCTCGGCTTTACCATCCTGCGGAGCTTCGCCGGCGTTGATTACAGGAACCACGGTACCGGGCTTGCACTCGATGGTGTGGTACTGATCCGCCTCGGACTCGCCTTCCGGCAATGCCAGCAGCGGTAACTTGGAGGTCAGCTTCGCTCCGGTCTTCTGTTTCCAGAGGGCATTGAGAGCAGCCCAGTCCACGATAGAAGCAGCTACGAGAGTGATGATGTAGCTGAACTTCGTCGATTTCGACGCCGCCTTTACATCCTTGCGGGAATTATTTTTAACTGCCATAGTTGTATGGGATTAAATGGTTCAACAAATAGGGCTTGCGGAGGAGTCCTACACTTTTAATCCTTTCTCCTCCGCTTACCCGTTAGCTTACGCAGTTACCTTGCGGCCCAACTCCAGCAGTTTGCCGGTCGGACGGGTTACGGTAACGCTCTCGCCGTCGATGGTGACGGTTGCATCCTCCAGTTCCGGATAAACCTCGATGTAGTCGCCCTTGGCGCCTGCTACGAAGTTTGCGCTGATCTTCGAGAATACACCGGATTTCTCCAGCGTCACACCCGCTGCGCTTGCTACGAACGTGATCACACGGTCGGTAGCTACGCCGGTAGCGGTGGTGACAGCCGTTGCAGGGCTTTCACCGGCTGCCTGGCTGATCGTGAAGAGCGTGTTGCCGCTCAGATCCACGGTTGCCGCAATCGTCAGAGCGCTTGCAGGGTTGTTAACGAAGATGAACTGATGCTCGAAGTTGTCCGCCTTCAGATCAGCCTCCGATTTGAACGGAGCGCCGGCCTTGGTGGCGTGAGAACCTTCTTTCCAGCGGCTCTTGACAGCTACGCCCTCGAACTCCGGAGTGAAGTCGAATGCGAGCATTTCACCCGGTTTGTTCTCCA